ATGCGCATAAGGGGGCGTTACGTTAAATCGGACGCCCTTTTTGCTGCCTGTCATCCCGCAAGGTGGCTTGTTTTGCAGGGCGTTATCTCCCATCCTGCATCGCATTCTCCCTTGCCTCGGGATCTCCTCATTACCCATCCTACCCTCGTGCAACTGGTGGCGGCCGATGTTGTCCGTGTCGTGGTCGCCGTTGGCCAGCCCAACGGCTGGAGCCTGCTAGTGCGCTATGGCCTTGCCGAACGAGCTCTAACCGCCCAGCGTAGCAAACAGGTAAGAGTCTTTCGCAAGCTCGATACCTTGCTTGCCTATTTGCTGGAGATCGGGGTGATCCGCTTCGAGGTCGATGCGGCTGACTTCATGGAGCTCCGAGATAGTCAGGATCTTTTGAACATAATGGCGATTAGACGCAGAGGCGTTTTTCCCCAGCAGGCGCGTTTTTGGCCTCGTTAGCAGCCCGTGGCACAATGGCGTTTTGACGGTGTGAGAGAGCGGTTGCATGAAGGTACTCAGGAAAGAGGTTGATATTCATATTCCAGACCTCAGGGTCTTGATCCGGATAACTGATGGCGGCGTGGAGTTCTTTGGCGAGCGGGTAAACATCAGGAGTCCGGCCATTGGCAATTTTTACGTCGATAAAGACAACTGAATTATCACGCCAGATCCACTGGGCGGAATAGAGTTGCATTCGGCAGATGCAGTGGCCCGTTTTTACAGGGAAAGCCGTGAGGTTAATAACGTCCATAAGTTGGGGGGTTACGCCGGAATCCCAGAAAATTCCGCCGGTAAACATCTAGGCTAATGTTTCCGGCTATACGCCTTATCCGACAGGGTTTTCTGTACGCTTTTTGCTTACAATCGTGCGTGTTTTTCGACCCGATATGGGCTGTGTCGGAAAATTACTCCACCTCCGGCAGGTCGTCGATAGCGACTTCGAGGCTGATGTTGTTGGTGTAGCCGCTGTTGCTCAGGCTGTGGCTGACTTTGGTCAGCACCCAGTTGGCCTCGTCGATCTGCGGTTTGAATCCCCTGACGGTGGTCGGTTGTTCCGGGTAGAGCTCGGGGCGGCCTTTGGCGAGGGTGATCTCGAACTCGGCAACGCCACGTTGCAGCCGTTCCCACTCGGCGCGTGCTGCGCGCATGGCGTTGGTCTGGTTGGCGTAGATGTGGCGCAGCACCTTTACGTTCTCGCTGTCGCCAATCAGCAGTTCGCGGCCCTCTTTGTCGACTGTGGTGTCACTCGGCAGCGCCTGCTCCGGCTTTGGCTTCTTCTTGCGTTTGCGCTTGAGGGTTGAGCCTTCGGTGGTGGCCTTCTTCGGGTCGTGCCAGTTGGCTGATACGCCGGTGTAAGCGTCACGGTCAGCGACGGCGAAGCGGTGCTGATCGCCGTCCTGGCGGGTGATGGTGACGGATGGGAGCGGTTTGCCGCTGGCGGTGAGCCCCTTGCCCTGGCCGATAAAGAGCAGCCGCCCCGATTTGACGGTGGTCAGGGCTCCGCATTGACCGGCCAAGCGGGTGAGGAAGGCGGGATCGCTTTCGTTCTGCTGGTCGATGTGGTCAATCTGCATGCCCTTGAAGCGTTCGGCGCAGGCGGGGATCAGGCTGTGGCGCTGGGCGATGGCATCGACAATGCTGCCGACAGTCTGCTGGTGATAGCTGGTCTGGCGCAGCTTGTTGAGGTTGCCGCGCAGATCGGCAGATTTGCCCCGGATGGTGAGCTTGTCCGGTGTTCCGGTGTGCTCCACCTCGTCGATGGTGTATTCCCCCTTATCAACCAGCGGTTGGCCCTGCCAGCCGATCATGACGCGCATTCTGGCGCCACGGCGCGGCATCGCCAGTTTGCCGTCGCTGTCGTCGAGTTCTATGTCGATGGTGTCGGCTTCAAACCCGCGATTGTCGGTGATGTTGAGGCTTATCAGGCGGGGCCTGATGGTGGCGGATACGTCCTTGCCGTCGATCAGCAGCTGGTAAGCCGGGGCCGGATGATCGGCCCCGGTGATGCTGAATTGCCCCAGCTGGCTGGTCAGGGTGCTGGTGACAGCCGTCACCACGTTATCTGTCAGGCTCACAGCAGGCCCCCGATCTTGTTGCCGATAGTGCCGACGATGTTGCTGATGCCCAGCCGACTGGCGATGCCACCGATGGCGCGGCCCATCAGCTTGTTGCCCAGGGTGTTTTCGTCGTCGTCCACTCGCTTGAGGTTCATGGTGAAATCCAGCTTGCGGGCGGCGCCGTCCGAGAAGAATTCGGAGCGGGTGACGCTGGTGCGCTCGATGACGAAGTAGCCCCGCATCACGCCATCCCCCTGGATCAGGGGGAAGGCTTTGCCGGTGGCGGCCATTTCATGGAGCAGGTCGAGGGTGACCGGCCCGCCCGTCAGTTCAGGGTAGAGGGTGCCGGATAGCACGGTGGTTTCATCATCCGGCCCGGTGTACTGGTAGGCCGGACGGGCGCCGACCCGAGGGTTGCCCGGGTGGCGCCATGCTCGGTCATCCTGTTGTGACTGGGGGGCGAAGGTGGAGCGCTGGAACACGAACCAGCCCAAGGTCATCATCATGGTGGTGCCTCCTTAGTTGGTGTCGCGCAGGCTGACGGGGGTGCGGGCAGATGCCAGCCGTTCGCGGCGGTCCAGTTCACGGCTTACCTCTTGCGCCAGATCGGCGCCGGATTGCCCCGGCTGCTGCACTATGTTGATGGGGGCGTTGATCTGGGTTGTCCCGCCCCCTCTGGCAGGTGCCAGCTTGGGCGGTTGGTACATGGTCGGCCCGTAGCCGGTGGCCATGGCGGGCTGGTTATAGTTGCCCGTCAAGTAACCCGATTGCCGAACGGTGGCCGTGATGGCCGATCCCCCTTTCATCCAGTCCGGCAGAATGTCGGTGATGGCTTTCACCTTGGCTTTGAGTTCTTCCCATTTGGCCGAGATACCGCCTATCAGGCCGTCGATGATGGCTTTTCCCTTGTTTGCTGCACCTGCCGGCAGGGTGTCGAAGAAGTTCCAGATTTGATCCCAGTGCTTTATCAACATGCCGATAGGCGTCCAGGAAAACAGCTCTTTCAGAAGTTCCCAAAAGGCAATCAGGGGAACCTTGCATTGGTCCCAATTCTTGTAGAGCAGATAGGCGCCGACGGCGATGGCGGCAATACCCGCAATGAACCATCCGATGGGTGTGGTGAGGATGGCAATCCCCAGCTTTAGCACGCCCAGAGTCAGCCCTTTGATGAGAGGTAACAGCGGCCCGCCCATTGCCACCATCATGCCAAACCCCATCTTGACGGCGGCGATTGGCCCCAGCAGGCCAGCCAGCACCAGCAGCAGGCCACCGCCCACGGCAGCGGTGACGGCGATGATGGCGGCGACCTTGGTGATGGTAGCGGTGAGCTCTGGGTTTTCACGCATCCAGACGCCAGCGGCTTAGGTCATGCTGGTCACTTGCTGGATCAGGCCGCGCAGTGGCCCGTTCTGGGTTTCCAGCAGCTGGATGTTGAGGTCTTCCCACGCCGAGGTCATGTTATCCAGATCGCCGCGAGCGTTGTCCCCCATCACGGCGGCCATCTCTTTCGCCACCCCTTTGCTCTGTTGCCGGATCATGGCGGCGTATTTGGCAAAGCCACCGGCCCCAGCTTGGCCGCTCAGTTCGGCCATCCCTGATGCGGCTTCTTCACCAAAAATCTCTTTGAATGCGGCCAACTGGTCAGCGTTGCCCATCTTCTCCGTTTGCTTGGCGACCTGGGCCATGATGTCCACGATGTTGAGCATGTTGCCGCTGGCGTCTTTGGTGGTCACCCCCAGACTTTTCATCAGCTTGTCGGCTTTGCTGGTCGGCCCTGCCAGCCGGTTCAGCATGGCGCGCAGGGCGGTACCCGAGTTTGACCCCTGAATACCGATGTTCCCCAGCAAGCCAGCGGCGGCGGCCGCTTCTTCAAGGCTCATGCCTGCCTTGTTGGCGATGGGGCCCATGTATTTCATGGTTTCCGCCAACATGTTGAGGTCTACGTTTGAGGTGGTCATGGTGAGCGCCAGCGTATCGCTGACCCTGCCCATCTGGGCCGCCTCCATCTTGAAGGCGCTGAGAATGTTGGAGGCAATATCGGCCGTCTGGTCAAGCCCCACTCCGGATGCTTTGGCGAGGTCGAGCATGTCCGGCATCGCTGCCTTAATCTGTTTCGGGTTAAAGCCAGACATCGCCAAGAAGCCTTGCGCCTGCGCGGCATCCATGGCGGTAAAGCTGGTTGATGCCCCGAGATCCCGCGCTTGTTGACGCAGCATGGCCAGCTCGGCGCTGCCTTTCTGCAGGCGGGTGAGGGCCTGCACCTTTGACATCTGGGCGTCGAAGTCGAGACCGACCGAGGCGATCGAGTTGATTTTGTAGAGCCCCGCCGCACCGGTGGCCATTCCGGCGGCGCCATGTCCTGCCATTGAATTCCGCAGGTTCATCGTCTTGTCGTAGTTGGCCTTGACCTGGGCTAGGCGCTTTTGCTGGGCGTTGACCTGGGCCAGCTTGCTGCGTTGCTGTTCCAGTTGGGCGGTGGTGGAGGCCAAATCTGTCTTGAGTTGGCGCTGGTGCTGGCTGAGTTGCTTGGTGTTGATGCCCGCCTGCTGCATGGCGGTTTTCATGGCGCCGTGTCGGCTGACCATTTCCCGCTCTTTGTTGGTGAGGTCACGCACTGCCACCTTGGCCTTTTCCAGATCGCGGGTCATGGCTTTGGTCGGGTTGCTGGTCGCTGCCAGTTCGCGGGCCATACGCTGGGCGGTTTGCTGCGCCTGAGTCAGTTCTGCCCGGGTGGCGCCGATCTGTTTGCCGAGGGGGCGATAGCCGTCAATCTGGCCGGACTGTTTTTCAAGGTCTCGCATTTTGGCCTTGGTGTCGGCGAGGTCTTTGGCGGTGATGCGGCTTTGGCCGGTGACGGCCCGGAGGGGGGCGGTGAGTTTGTCCACCGCCCCGAGCAGGATTTGTAACTTGAGGGTGCTCATGAGTCTTCTACCCCGTTGATTTGGTTGTGTCGCTCAACGAGGCGTTGGTGCCAGCCCATCAGCTCGTCGAGCTCCATGGTCGCCATTTCAGACGGCGACCAGTGGGCGATGATGGCCAAGTCGGCCATCAGGTCATCTACTATCAGGTCGTCTACGCAGTAAGGTAGGCCATTTTCTTCGGTACCAAAAAAGAGCCTACCTCATGCCCCAGCTGCATCAGGTCAGCCGGTTCGAGGGCGCTGACGTCAGCCTCGGTCAGTGCCGGGATGGTGATGCGCGGCAGCAGCTTGGTGAGGGCGTTGACATCCATCTGCAGGATGTCGGTCAGGTTGAGGCCGCGCAGTTCGCCGGATTGCGGTTTGCGCACATTGATCTCGGTGATGGTGGTGTCGCCGCGCTGGATGGGGGTGTCGAGGGTGACTTTGTTCATTTTCATGGTGTTTGCCCTGTTCGGTATGTAGTAACGGGCGGCCATGCCGCCCGGATGTGGTTGGGTGGATTAGAGGCCCATGGCCTTGCGGTGTTCCGCCATGCGGTCGACGCCATCCGGCCCGATCTCGATCATGTTGACGGTGTCGATTTCGTGGATGACGGCGCCGTTGATGGTCTCTTTGTAGTAGGTGCAGGTCATGCTGACCTTGGCCTGGGTGTTGTCGCCTGCCTTGAAGGTGCCACGGTCGATCTCTTTGACCCAGCCACGGGTGAGAATTTCGACGGCGGTAACTTCGCCAGTGTCATCACGCTGGACGGAGCCGGAGAAGCGGATCATGGTGCCGTCTACTTTCGGTTCGCCGACGTAGCCGAGCACTTCGTCGCCATAGCCGCCCAGGGTGAAATCAATATCGAGGGCGCTGTCATCGAGCCCTATGTCGATGTTTGCGACGCCCGGCATGCCGCCGCCGCGATAGGCTTCAAACTTGCGGCTGAGTTTCGGCGGGGTGAACTCTTCGGCAACGCCGATCCAGTTTTCACCCTGACCGAACATGTTGAAGCGCTTGAGTTTGCGAGGTAGTGCCATTGTTGATGCTCCTTATGCTGCGGCCACGCGGGCGGCGAAGTCGACCAGATAGCGGTCGGTGATGCGCTGCTGGAACATGAGGTTTTCAAGCGGCGGCACGGGGGTGTAGTCGTAGTCGATGTAGAGCTTGCCTGCCTTGAGGGTGTCTTTGTCGTTGACCTCCTCGTTGTACCAGCAGTCGAAACCGATGAGGTAACCGAGGCTGACCAGCTTGCGGCCCTTGGCTTTGACTGAGTCGATGATGTCTTTTACCAGGGTGGGGGTCATCGGCTTGTCTACTGCCCACATCATGGCCTCGGCGATGGTGTCGGCGAGGACCTGGGCGGTGCGGGTGTAGTTCTCGAACTGGAACAGGGGGTCTTCCGAGCAGGTGCGGGATCCCCAAAAACGGAACCCTTCTGACTGGATCAGGCAGGTGACATCATTGGCATTGAGCAGGCCCGCGTCGGTGTCGGGGTCTTGCAGGTTCCAGAACACTTGCTTGGTCAGTCCCTGCACGCCAGTGACGGCGATGTTAGAGAGGGTTTTATGCCAGCCGATCTCTTTGTCGATGAGTGCCCGCATGGCCATGGCCTTGGCGGTGGCCCAGATGGTGGCCTCGGCGTTGGCCGTGGTGTCCCATTTGGTGAAGTCGCCGTGGATCAGCATGAGTTCGCGCTGGCCGAAGTTCTGGCGGTATGCCAGCACCTCGGTCGGGGTGTTGCAGCCGTGGGCGGCGACGTAGGTGAAGGCGCGCAGCTTGACCGCCACGGCGGCCTGTTCGGTGGCGACCGGCAGGGTGTCGAGCCCCGGCGCGCCGATGATGCGCGGGGTGATACCGACGGCAGAGCTGGCCCGTTGCAGTGCCTTGAGGCCGGTGAAGCTGCCATCCGACAGCGCTTTTCCGATGACGTTGGAGGTGGTCTCTTCGTCGGTGGCGCCTTTGGCAACACGCACGACGATGGTGATGGTGTTGACGGTGTCGGCGATCGCTTGCAGTGCTTTGGCCAAGGTGCCCTGGGGGCCGGCTTTGCCAACGGCTTTTTGCACGTCGGTAATGATGACCGGCTTGTTGAGCGGGAATACGGTGGCGTCGGCATCTTCCGCATGGCCAAGCAGGCCGATCACTGCGGTGGCGATGGTGCGGGTGCCTTCGTTGACTTCGACGACGCGCACGCCGTGGTGGTAACTGTCGAGTGCCATGGTGGCGGTTCTCCTGTGTCCGGACGGAGTGATCTGAAGTGATCAATATGAGCACGGTCAGGATGCAGGGGCGGCGCACGGCGGGCGAGCTGGCGCTGGTGTGTGGGGCCGCTACACACCCGCAGACGGTGGCAGGCACAAAGAAAACACCCCGCACAGGGCGGGGTGGTTGGTTTGGTCAGATGACCTTGTCCGGTTCGGTTGGCCATTGCGGCGACTCAGGCCATCCAGTTTGTTCCGGCACCAGCGTCAGCTCGTAGCGGTAGCGCTGCCAGTCGGCCAGCAGCTGGGTGTGCTCTGGCTTGGCGTAGCCGCCATCGACAGCGGGCTTGAGGATTGCGATTTGCTGGTTTGCAACTGCGATCCTTTTGGCCTGTTCTGTTTGGGCCGCCTCTTGTTTTGCCTGCTGTTCAGCTGCTTCATCCAGCACCCATGCTTGACCGTTCCAATGGTCATAAGGTGACGATGGGGCCGGCATGGTGTGAGTGTCAGGCAGCGGGCCAAGGTCGGTGATTTCCGTGGTTGCTCTGGTTTCTTTGTCATAGGCCAGTTTCCCGCGCAGGTCTTCAACCAGCCCCCATCCACTGTCATCCACGTTTCTGCACCACACGAACCCATCTGCTGCAGGTTGCTCCGGCCCTGTCAAATAGCTGCCTCTGGCCAAGCCGGTGCCGATGCTCATGTATTCATCATGCTGCCCCAACCATTCGCGGGTGGTATCGCAGATACGATGGACCGCCATAGACCCTGATGAGGTGGCGAATCCATTTTCGTCAAATTCAATCATAATGACTCCTTACTTGGCTCGGCACAGGATCAGGGCTGCGACATAGCGGGGGGCTGTCTCTGTGCCACCTGTCGCTGCAACTGCGATTGAGAACGATGCGGCTCCTGCCATCGGCACTGTGGCTACATGCACGGCGTCGTTATCAACTGGTTGCGGGGTAATTGCTCCGATTCGACCGTCGATAGTAGAGAGGTCAACCTGATTAGAGCCGAACTGGTTGTGAAATTTGTGCGTATGGGCACGAGTCGAGTCTGGCTTGCTCATTAGTGGCAGCAGGCCATTTACGATCCCTCGGCCCTCGTCTGCACCGCGAATAAACTCGCTACGCAGGTCTGCCGGTAGCCGACCAGATGGGTATTTTGCTGCCAGTTTCGGGTACATCGCCGTGTCAAATGCTTGAGCCTTCCAGACAATGAATCGGTCGTTAGGCACGGTCGGGCCATCGTAGTAAATGAATTGCCCAATGGGGCATACTGCGTCAAACATTGCTTCCATCGCGGCCCGCATCTGTTTTGGGGCAACGGCGATATCCTCTCGCTCTCCTGCAATCGCTTCTTGGTCTGTCGCCAGTCGAAGCATTCCTTTCTCTGTTTTGCTTCCTGCAGGGTGATCTCGGCTTTCCTTGTGCGCCTTCATGACGTCATCGACATATTTGCGGGTTGCCAGCACCACGGCTGGATCAATCTTGAGCTCGACCGAGTTGGTATCGCTGACGATCAGCACCATGCGGATGATTTGGGTTCGGCCTGCGCCGCTGGCAAGCAGTGGTTTGTAGGTGTCTGGCACATTGGCGACGGCGATCAGAGTGTTGCTGTCATCGAACAGGCCGACGCAGCGGATCCACCATCCGCCGACATCTTCCGGGATGATCTGCTCTGCAACCAGTTGGGATGCGGCGAGTGGGTCGGCGAACAGGGTGTTGATGGCTGCGCGGCGTTTTTCGCCCGGGATCGCTGTCATTGCCGGATCGGGGGCGACCGGTTGGCCGTTGCAATCGCCCACCGCCATCTGGGTGAGCTTGAGCGGTACCCCCAGCGCGATGGCGTTGGCGAGTTTGGCCGCTCCGGCAGTGGTCAGGATGGCTCCAAAGTTGCTCATGCTGTCCTCGTGTTGTTGGTAAGTGGGTTGATGGTGATGGTGTCGATGGTGTGGGTGATGCCGCCGTGCCAGCAATGACCAGAGACCACGATGGGCCCCGGCTGGTATGGGTAAACGGTCAGTTCCTCCCCCAGATAGCAGGCGGCGCCCAGATAGAGTGGGCCGCGGGTTTCCATGCTGATGGCGAGCCCCGTCATGTGGCGGGTCAGCCCCTTGGCGTCGTCAATGAGCCGTTCCAGCTCGGCATACATCTGCTCGGTGATGCCGGTGTCGAGCACGCCGACATCGAGCTTGAAGGTGCCCGGCTCGGCGTTCGGGGTTTCTTGGTACCAGTGCAGCACCCTGATCAGGTAGCCGAGGGGTTCGACGGCGCGGCGGATGGCGCCGACGGTGCCCTTGTGGCGGTGAACGAACGGGGCGTTGGCAATGACCTTGCGTTTGGTTGCTTCTGGCCAGTTTTCATCCCAGCGATCGACCGACCGCTCGGCGGCCAGACTGGGCAGGCGCCAGTTCGGCTTCGGCGCCGGTGAGGTCCATGTGCAGTTTGGCGGTGATGGTGTAGGTCAGGATGCCCGCACTCTGCACGGTGAGGCGGTCGGCAACCGGCAGGCGGTCTTCGTCGCTGCATTCGGCGGTGGCTTTGGTGATCAGTTCCTGGCTGGCAGAGCCGTCGCCCTCGCTGCTGATGATAGTTACTACGGCGACCGCCGGGCTGGGGCTGATGGCTTTGGCGTCGATGATGCGACCATCTGCCGAGCGGGCCCAAAATTCGTAGGCGCCGCGCGGGCCTGCGGTGCTCATGGCATCCCACGCCATCAGAGAACGTTCGCGCAGAGCTTCGTCGCTTTCCATGATGGTGGGGATCGGCTGGGTGGCGGTGTCGTCCCCCTGTTGCACGACCAGCCTTGCGACATCCCAGTTTGCTACCAGTCCATCGAGATCACTGCCTTTTGACCATGCCACCATATTGGCCACGGCGGCGTTGTTGATGCGGCCGCGCAGGATCAGCTCACGGTAGGCGTTCTCTTGCAGGTGTTTGGTTATGGGTTCCGATTCGAGCGCCAGCGTGGCGGTGATAGCTGCCTGCTGGTCTGCCGGATAGAGGGCGATCAGCGCCGCTTTACGCTCGGCAAGGATAGCATCGTAGTCGAGCAGTTCTACGGCATCCGGGGCGGGCAGTTTTGACAGGTCGATGATGTTCATGAGGTTGCTCCGGTCGGTAGCTGGACGGTGCCGGATTCGAGCAGGCCGTTGTCGGCGCGGCGCCATGTGAGGGTGACGGCGCAGCCGCCGCCCAGTTCAGGGGCGCCAATCTCGACTTTGGTGATGCGGATACGCGGTTCCCAAAGGGTGAGCGCGTGAACGGTGGCTGCCATCAGGCGCAGGCGGGTTGCGCCGTGCTGGGGCTGGTCGATGAGGCTGAATATCTCGCTGCCGTAGTCGCGGCGCATGACGCGGGTGCCGATGGGGGTGGTGAGAATATCCCGCACCGATTGCAGGATGTGGGCGGTTTCGCTGACGGAGCGTCCGCTTTCTGCATTCATGCCCTGCCAGTTCATACGGGGCCCCCGCTGGTGCCGCCGCCCGGCATGGTCTCTTTGTGTTTGTGGGTGGTGACCTCGATGTTGCCCACGTTGGCGGTTTCGCTGACGACGCGCTTGGCCTTGAGCAGTTCTGAGCACTCAACCAGCGGGGTGATCAGCTTGACCGCCACGCTGGCTGTGATGGTGGAGGTTTTGATGCCGGATGCGGTGAGTTCACCGGTGCTCGGGTTGTATTCGATGACCGCGCCGTCGGGGTATTCGGTGCGGTCGAGATCGCCGTTGTCATCGTCGGCCAGCGGCTCTGGGTGTTCGTCCTGGTAGATGCCCGCCAAGACAAAGGCGTTGCGCAGGTCACCGCCAAGGCTTAACAGGATCACCTGCTCGCCGACGCTCGGGCGCATGCGGCGACGGGTGCGACCTGCGCGCAGCACCAGATAGGGCCGCCAGTTGGTGTGGTTGCCCTTGGTTTTGACGCGACATTCACCGGATCTCACTTCGGTCACGGTGCCGATGCGGATCAGGTCGTCGATTTTGCGGAGTAGTTCGATGGTGTCCATGAGGGGGAGTGTGTTTTGCCACTGCCCCCCTTTGCTACCTGCCGCCGTTGTAAACGGCGGTTTTACAACGAACCTATATGTAAGCCTCACAAATTTAACTAGATAAAATTCCACAACGCATTGATAATAAACGCTTTTATATTTCTCTGCTCGTTCAGAGTATTATTGAATGCTTAATTAAATTTATCTCAATTGAGGAGTGTTTATTATGAGAGAGTGGATAAAGAGAATTGTAAAAAATGTAGATCAATATTTAAATGATAAATATCCGGTATTTGAGGCGCTACTATCTGATGATCAAAAGGAGGTCGCTGGGTTAACACTTAATAAAGTTTTGTATAAAATACTGTCAGGAGCAATGATTTTCGCAGTTTTATTGGTTTTGATTAATTTAATGTTGGTTGGGTTTACTGATAAAGGCGGTGTGTTCGGAGACTTTTTAGGTGGCGTTCTAAATCCTGTATTAACATTTTTCACATTGTTTGGTCTAATTGTGACGATAGTAATTCAAAGGCAAGAATTACGACTGGCAAGGTACGAGCAAGAAAAAACAGCAGATGCTCTCAGCACACAAGCTATTGAAACTACTTTTTTCAACATTATAGACCTTCATCATAAAATTGTAGATAACTTGAAAGTTGATTTAGATGAATTAGCTAATAGGAGTAAGGCTGAAAAAGCCTTAAAAGAGTTAAGCCTCTCGATGTTAGCTGTCGGAGTTGGTACAGATAACAAATGGGCTAATAAGAACATACAAGGTCGCGCAGTTTTCGAGGAAATTCTGAATTTTATGTCTTTAGGCTCCAACTCTCCAGAAGAGTCATTAGAACGCTACAAGTACATACAGAATAACCATAATCATATATTGGGGCATTATTTCAGAAATCTGTATCAAGCTTTAAAGGTCATTAAGGGATATGAGGCAAATAAATTATCTTCAACACAAAAAAGAAAGTATACGAGTATTCTTAGAGCTCAACTTTCAACAAAGGAATTAGCATTGCTGTTTTTTAATTGTATTGAAGGTGTTTCAGATTTCGGCGAGTTTAAAAATCTTTTAATTGATTTTCAGATGCTTGAACACTTACCTATATCAGAAGTTGATGGTGGTTATTCACTTGCAGGTTCAAAAGTTGCTTTAGCAAGTGATGAAATGTTTCTTCAGTATAAAACCAAAAAAATACTACCCCTTAACTTAACTAAGTATTATGGTGGTGCATTTGGTCATAATAAAGGGGTTCCGTACAATCTCCGCCCCAACGTAACCGAAGATTGAATTATTTCCTATCAACGTGTTTTTTGTGAATTTAAAGCCCCTTGTTATAAAAATATACTTTCGTTGTAGGTTTCGCTTGTCGAAGCCTACCGCAATTCTGCACTTTTATCATGAGGCAGAGAGGTGTTTGAGCAGGGCGTCTTCAACGCGGTCGATGTCTACGTCGGTGATGCCGATCAGTTGGCGCTCTGGGTATTGCACCTCTTTGCCGTTGATTTTGTCGCGCAGGCCGAAGTGATGGATGGTGGCGAGCCGGTTGGCGTTGCCGGTGAATTCGACGGTTGCCTCGTTGGCGGTCGCGGTGGCCTTGAACCATGCCGGTTTGACTAGCTTGGCGAACATCTTGCGGCGGGTGCCACCCCGGCGATCGCGCAGCCTTGGCTGTGGCTTGCGTGGGGTCATGGATGGTGCCATCCGGCTGTTTGTTGGCGCGGATGCGTTCAGCCTGAGTGGCCCGCATGGCGCGGGCCAGTTCTGAAGCCAGCTTGTGGCGCTCGGTGGCGCTGAGTTGCTGGAGAAGAGCGGCGGCTTGGTCGCCTAGTTGCTGGAGGGCGTCGGCGGCCATGGTTGGTGCTCCCCGCTGATGTCGGCGGCCATGGTTGGTGCTCCCCGCTGATAAAGAGTTCCCAGGTGATGCCGTCATAGGGGTCTTCCGGCGGTTCCGGTAGGTGCTGCCAGCCGATCCCCTCTTCGGTCTGCGTGACGATGACCCGCTCGGTGAGGGGGATGGTGATCAGCAGGTCGTAGAGATCACCGGCCAGCAGTTCAGACTCGACCTTGATGGCGTTTTCCCGCTTGTCCGGGTTGGTGAACAGCTCCGGCTGGTGTTGGCGCAGCCATGCCAGCAGGGGCACGACCAGCTGATCGGGGTGGCCCGCAAAGTCGATGACGCCGATGGATAGCGGGTATTGCCACTCGAACGAGAGTGATTGGGCGCCGGTGGCAACGATGCGGCCATCGCCTACGGTGAGGATCAGGCGCTCTGGGTTTTGCGCCAGTTGTGGCGAGCAGCGGGCAAGCACGTCACGGATTGCGGCTGGTTTGAGCATGGTGCCTCCGGTTGCACTGGATCACGTCATCTACTTTGGCCGCGCAGGTTGCCCAGGCGGCCTCTGTGGTGGTCAGCAGGTCGAGCAGATCGCCGTTATTGACCGGATCCGCTGGCGGCAGCTGGCAGGGGGCCGGAGCGGGACAGGTGAGCCTGATAATCTGCGGCGCCGGTGAGGGCGGGGCGCTGGAGCAGGCCGACAGCAGCAGCAGGCAGAGGGCGATCAGCCCAAGACTTAAGTTCAGCATTTTCACGTTTGAGCCTCGCGATGGTTTGTTCACGGGTGGCGGCGGTGTTGGCCAGCTGGTCGAGCTGGCCCTGCAACTGCTGGGCGGCGGAGGCCTGCGCTGCCAGCTCGATGGTGAGGGTGTTGATGGTGCTGTCTTTGGTGCTCTCCCGCCGTGCTGCCTCTTTGGCCTTGTCGTCGGCGGCCTTGAGATCGCTTTGCAGGGTGGAGACCTGCCCCTCTGCCTTGGCGGCAGAACGGGCCGACCAACCCCAGCCGCCCAGGGTGACGACCAAGGCCAGCAGCAGCCAGGTGAGGGGGGAGCGCAGGAGGTTAAGCCACATCAGCCACCTCCTGCACCGGATAGACCTTGGCAAAGTGGGCGTGAGCCTCGGCCAGCTTGGTGTCGTAGCGGTTTTCTTTGTAGGCGGGGTCGTTGTAGCGGCGGGCCACCTCGCTCCACTTGCCCGCCTTGAGCGCCTTGTGCAGCACAGGATCCAGCTCGATAAAGCCGACCACGGCGCGCAGGTGCTCGCGCTCGCTTTGCTGCATGGCGGCCAGCCAGTCGTCTGCCGAGGCGTAGCCCAGTGCCTGCCAGTGGTAGCCCATCACCTGGAACATGCCCCAGCTTGCCGACTCGATGGCGGCGGCGCGGTGCAGGGTCATGGCGGTTTGCAGGCGGGCCCATTCAGCCGGGCCGCCCTGATAGCCGCCGCGCTTGGTGTTGCAGAGGGCCGGATAGAGGCCCGCGAGGCGGTTGGCCTCGGCTTCGCCTTGTTGCTTGGCGATCTGCTTGAAGAACACATGACGCTCGAACAGCAGGCGCGGGCGTTGGCATTCGTCGAACCCTTCGCCAGCGGCTTCGACCTGGGCGAAGGCGGCGAGCTTGGCCAGTTCGACGCCGAGGCGATCGGCAGCTTGCTGCAGATCGGTAATGGTGAGCTGGTTGCCGATGGCGGCACCACGCAGGGCGGCCATGGTGCGCGGCCCCGCCTGCCCGATGGCAACGATGAGGTGATCGCGCTGGAAGGCGAGCACGGCTTGCTCGGTGGCGTCACCGAACCAGCCATCGGCGGCCACCTTGAATCCTGCCTGGGTGAGCAGTTGTTGCAGTTCGGCCACCAGTGCGCCAATGGCGCCTTTTTTGAGGGTCATGGTTGAAACCTCCGGTAGATGTCAGCGGCATGGCTGGGGCGCGGGTGGCGGCGCGGCAGCAGGTGATAGACAGAGCCACGGGTTTTGAGCACGGCGCACAGCAGAAAGAGGGCAAGCCCGAAAGAGGCCGGATCCGGCGCAGTGATGCTGCCGAATAAAAACCGCAGCGGAATGGAGCCTGACAGCACGCACAGGCCCCAAGCCAGCCAAGCAGGCAGGGCGCGATACTCACCCCCTTTGCGGTCAAACAGCATGACTCGCAGGAAGATTGCGGCGCAGATCAGGGCGTACAGGGCGGTGTAGATAAACACGCCGGTTGGACTGGTCGGGATCATGGTTACCCCCTCCTGTTGAGCAAGATGTTCACGAGCGTGCCGAACTCTGTGCGCATGATGATTTGCAGCATGCGGACCATCAGCGCGGACGAAAGCAATGACCCTACTGCTTTGCTGACTGGCACCCCCATTGGTAGGGCCATAACCAGCAGCTGACAAACGAGGTCAGCCAGTAGCAGGCCACCGATAAAAGACGCCACGAACAGGGCGATTTTTCGCCATCTGCTGTGTTCTTCTGTGGCAGATACAAACAGGACTGCCCCAGTCAGTGCGCCTAGCACCATGGATGGGTCAACTCCCGGCAAGGTGAACAGCAGGGCCAGACCGGTGAGGGCGCTGGTTGCTGCACTGGATGAGATGGGTTCGGGCATCGTGCTCTCCAGGTGCTGTTGTTATCATCTGCCGCCGAATTGGCGGTCGTGTTGAAATTCGTGGAGGGTCTGGCAGTCGGTGCAGCGTTCGCAGCCCCGGATCGCTTCTCTGCACTCCTGCGGGATCGGGTCGTCGCAGTCGATGCAGTAGTGGGGGCCGGTACCGCTGATGCGGGCGGCGTGGATGCGGGCCGCGAGCTGCTGCTCGCTGATGTCTGCCAGTCGTTCAAGTTCGTCGTCGAGGCGGCTCATGTCAGTGCTCTCATGGGTTAATCCCATAGCTGGATCAGTGGCGCGGCGGCTTGGGTCGGGGTATCCGGCAGGGTGATAAGAGTGCCCATCGGCAGGATGGGCCCCAGTTCTGCCAGCCCCGGATTGAGGGTCAGCACCTGTTCGGTGATGCCCGCGGTGTAGCCGTAGTGCCGGTTGATGATGAGGTCGAGGGTTTCCCCCTGTTGGGCGCGCAGTTGCATCAGATCAGCTCAACCGTGGTGTGGGTTTCGCCAAGGATGTTGCGGATGGCGAAACGGGCGTCGCGGTAGAGGTCGTTTGCGGTCTGGTCGCGGGCGTCGGTGTCTTTGACGGCGTCGGCGGTGGCCGAGCTGTCGAGGTAACGCTCGTAGAGGTTGGCGCGGGCCATGCTGTAGACGGCGCGGCGATACCAGTGAACCAGCACGGATTCGGCGTTGACGGTCTGGGATGGCACATCGGCCAGCTTCTCGTAGCCTTCGCCCTGGCGGTTGATGGCCCAGCCGCTCAGATCGCTGTTGACGGCGGCGACGGCGTCAATCACGGCATGGCGCAGCCGTTCGGTGGTGATGGTGCCGTCGGTGCGCATGATGGCGCGCAGGGTGTTGAGGTTGATGACCGGCCAGAACGGGGCGCTTGATACTTCGCCTTCGTCTTTGTTGGTCGGATTGGTGGGGAGAAATCCTGATGTCATGGCGGCTCCTTGCCCCTGCCCTGTTTGTTGGGCGGTGGTCGGGCCGTCTGGTATGCCGTTGGCATTCGTCAGGCCCGTGCCGCCCAGGGTGCGGGGTACGCTCGGTTAGCTGGTCTCGCCGTCGGCGGGGCCTTGCTGTTCGGTGGTGCCGTTTTCGGCTGCCTTCTGCTCGGCGTCTTTGGCGGCTTGTTCTGCTGCTGCCCGTTCTGCCTCTGCCTTGGCTGCCTGTTCGGCTTCTTTGTCCTTCTTGATTTCGCGCTCCAGCACTTCCAGCTCTTTTTTGATGCCCACCTTGTCGTGCAGTTCGAGGGCGCGGCGGTAGTGCTCTGCGGCTGGTTCTTTGCCGCCTTCGGCCAGATAGGCGCGACCGACTGCCTTGTGCAGCTTGGCGCGTACCTGATCGAAGATGTCGCAGTCTTGAAGCAGTCTCAGATAGTTGATGAGCAGGAAGAGATCGGGGCCGGTGCCCGCCTCTTGCAGTTTGATGGCAGTGTCGGCCACCTCTTCGGCAATGAGGGTTGGGGCGGTGCGTTCGTACTGATCCGGGGTGTTCAGCTTGTGGCGGATCACGTAGTCAGCCATCGGCAGGGCGCCAGCCAGATCGCCGGTGTCGAGGTGCCAGAGGGTGACGGTGACCAGTACGTCATCCTGACCGCCGCGATCGGCAGCCAGCAGGCCGTCAATCCACGGTTTGTAGGTGGGCAGCATGGTGCGCTTGGCGTCAATCTTGCGCTCGATGCTCTGGATGCCCTTGAGGGTGCGGCGGTGTTCTGCCAACTGCATCAGCTGGAGTTCGTAGGCGTTGGCGGCGGTGCGGTCCTGTTCAGGAGAGGCCGCCCCTTGCAGGGCGGCCAGCATGCGTTCGCGGTGAGCGCGGGCGGGTGATGTCATGTCATTCCCCTTACGCGGCCGGTTTCGGTGCGATGACGATGTTTTCAACCAGCGCCGCGCAGTCGTAATCCTCAACCACGTAGGCATCGTTGGAGCTTTCGTAGTTGACGATGCGGTTGCGCTTCGGCTCTTCTTCGATGTGGCGGCGGCGGGCGCCTTCCTGCCAGTAGATGGAGAGGTTTTCCAGCTTGGTGACAAGCAGGGCATCTTCCGGGAAGAAGGGGACGCGCACAGCCTTGAGGCCGCCGATCTGCTTCTGGCTCACCAGCACTTGGGCGGCCAGCTTGTTCTGGTTGTCGCCCGCGTCGTTGATGATGGGGAAATACTTGTCAGACAGCAGTTTGCGGCCACAGATGACCACCAGATCGGTGTCGTCCTGATACCACGGCTTGATCATTTCGCTGACGACGTCGAACACCACGGCGTCGATGTTCTTGTAGTCGCCATTGGTCGGGTCGATGTAGATCTTGCCGCTGCCCTTCTTGACCTCTTTCATGACCTGGACCGGTGTGTCCTGGCGGATATGTTCCAGCCAGCCGATGTTGACATCTTGCAGCAGCGGGTTGGCGTTGCGATCGGTGTCTTTGGCGGCACTGGTGCCGTGCCAGCCGATCATGATGCGGTCAAGCCCCTGACGGGTGATGATGGCGTCGCGGATGCGGGTCTGGAAGTCGGGGAACTTGGCCCATGCATCCAGTTTGGCATAGCCGATCATGGTGTCGTAGTTGGTCTGGGCGCACTCATAACTGTGGTTATAGAGGGCGCTCGGATCGTTGGGCTCGCGGTCTTTGGTGCTAGTGTCGGTGCGACCGGCGATGGTGCTGCTGATACCCACGCCCACCTTTTCACCTTTCATGTCGTTGACCGGGATGACGTTAATCATCTGCAGGAATTCGACCGACTCCTGCATTTTGGTTTCCAGCGTCTGCTGGACGCTCGGCTGCACGTTGAATTGCACCATGGCGCTGGTGATGGCGTTGAGCTTGGCCAGCTGACCGGTGTATTCGTTGAACTTCACGTGGGTTTCGTTACGCATTGATGATGCTCCTTAGCAATCGGTGGATACGGTGGTGGTGCCATCGCCACCGGTGGCGGGATCGCGCTTGTGGCTGAAATCTTCCTGGCGTTCCAGCGAGGTTTTCAGGTCGTTGAAGGCTTTTTCCAGCTCGCTGTTTTTGGCGACGGCGCTTTTCAGCTCGTTGACGGTGTTTGCCAGCTCGTTGAACTTCCCTTTGGTCTGTTCTTCGAGGTTGGTCACTTCGGTGGCTACGGCTTCCACGGCTTGATGCACGTCAGTGAATTGCTCGCCGCTTGCCTGATCGCGGCGGGTGAACATGCCTTTGACCTTTTCGAGCAGGGACGGGCCTTTGTCGCCCTTGTCGCTGTCGTCTTCAAATTCGATGACGGTTTCCAGCGCTTCGGTGAACAGGCATTCCTTGTGCTGCTTGCGATCTCCCAGCGGGTTGACCTTCGCTTTGCTGCAGAACTGGAGCATTTCGGTGCCGAGGCTAGCCGGGCTGTCGGTGACGGCCAGACCCATGAGGTAGGCGCCTTTTTCGTTCAGGTTCGGGTGGATTTCGACGGAGGTGTAAACCTTCTGACGCTTCTTGTTCAGTTCGACCAGTTCGGGGGGCGGGTCGATTTGCACGAACAGGGCCAGACGTTTTTCACCTTCCATGTCGACCTCTTCGGTCTTGGCTGCGGTGATGTCGCCGTACATCTTGAACTGACCGTTGGGGTCATAGCCCCGGATGTGTTCCATATTGACCCGCGCGCCATAGGTGGACTGGTTGTAGCGCGCGGCCATCTGTTCAATCCATTCGCGGGTGATGGTGCGTCCGTCGGTCGTGCCCCCTTCGACGGCGACGCGGAAAAATTTGGACTTAGGCATGAGCTGGGATCCCTTTGTGAATTGGGTTTCTGGTCGGGCTCATGGTCTGTCTGGTGCGCTAGATCCTTCAATCGGTTGCGGGTGTGTGGCGCGCCTACACACCCGCGCGGCCATCCTTTCGGCATTGACGGGCGGTAGGCTGTCGCCATGACTACAGCACCCTTACTTTTCCCCCATATCGAACCCAGACGGCAGGCTATGCACCTGTTCTTTCAGGGCTACCCGCTCCGCGCCATTGCTGAATTGCTGCAGACGCCGGAGGGGACAGTTTCGACCTGGAAGAAGCGCGACGGCTGGGATGACATCAAACCTATTGACCGGGTCGATTTCGCGCTTGAGGCGCGGTTGTGCCAGCTGATCGCCAAGGAGATGAAAACCGGCGGCGATTTCAAGGAGATTGACTTGCTGGGCCGCCAGTTGGAGCGGGTCGCCCGGGTCAACAGGTATAGCAACGGCGGCAACGAGGCCGATCTCAACCCGAAGGTGGCGAACCGCAACAAGGGGCCGAAGAAGGCGCCGGTTCGTAACAATTTTGATGAGACCCAACTAGAGAAGCTGGGCGAGCTGTTCCACAGCAATATGTTTGGCTATCAGAAGGTGTGGTATCAGGCTGGCTTGCAGCATACCGAGCGCAACCTTCTCAAGAGTCGCCAGATCGGTGCCACGTTCTACTTTGCGCGGGAGGCGCTGATTGATGCGTTGACCACTGGCCGCAATCAGATTTTCTTGTCAGCCAGTAAGGCGCAGGCCCATCAGTTCAAACAGTACATTTTGGCTTTCGCGCAGGAGGTCGGGGTTGAGCTCAAGGGCGACCCGATCACCCTTGGCAATGGAGCCATTCTCTACTTCCTCGGTACCAACTCCCGCACCGCCCAGAGTTATCACGGCAATCTCTATATCGATGAGTATTTTTGGATCCCCAAGTTTCAGGAGCTCTACAAGGTCTCCAGCGGCATGGCGATGCAAAAGTTTTGGCGGTTGACCTACTTCTCTACGCCTTCAAGCCTGTCGCATGACGCTTACCCGTTCTGGTCTGGCTCGATGTTCAACAAAGGGCGACCGAAGAACGAGCACATTAAGTTCGACGTTGACCATGCGGCTTTGCATAGCGGGCGGCTGTGCGGTGATGGCCAGTGGCGGCAGATCGTCACGGTTGAGGATGCCGTACGCGGCGGCTGTGACCTTTTTGACCTTGACCGGCTGCGGCGCCGTTATTCCCCTGATGACTATAACCAGCTGTTGATGTGTCAGTTTGCTGATGACACTGACAGCGTGTTCCCGCTCGCCATGCTGCAACGGTGCATGGTTGACAGCTGGGAGGTGTGGGAGGACTACAAGCCCCACGCGACACGACCAATGGGTAACCGGCCGGTGTGGATCGGCTATGACCCGGCTAAGGGGGTTGGCGGTGATAGTGCCGGTTGCGCTGTGCTGGCTCCGCCTGCTGTGCCCGGTGGCAAGTTCAGGGTGCTGGAGCGTCACCGCTGGCAGGGGATGGACTTCGACGCCCAGGCAAAATCCATTCGCGCTATCTGCTCCCGCTACAACGTGGCCTATATCGGCATCGACACGACGGGGATCGGGGAGGGGGTTTATCAGCTGGTGAAGCAGTTTTATCCGGCTGTGACTGCCATTCAGTACAACCCGAGCGTGAAGATTCAGATGGTGATGAAGGCGCAGGATGTGATGAACAAGGGGCGGCTGGAGTTTGACAGCGGGATGACTGACCTGGCGCAGGCGTTTATGAGCATTCGCCGCGGGGTGACCGCCGGCGGCAAGATGCCGACGTTTGAGGCGAGCCGTTCCGAGGAGACCAGCCACGCCGATATCGCATGGGCGACCATGCATGCCCTGTTACATGAGCCGCTGGCAGGCGCCAACGGTACCAATACCAGCATGATGGAGATTTTTTCATGACAAAGCGCCGTAATCCGCGCAAGACCCCGCCAGTGACGGCGACCCAAGCGCACGCCGCTGATGCGATCGAGGCGTTTTCCTTTGGCGAGCCGGTGCCGGTGCTGAGTCAGCGGGAGGTGTTCGATTACCTTGAGGCGATGCACAACGGCCGATGGTATGAGCCGCCGCTGAGTTTGCAGGGGCTGGCGAGGGTTTATCGTGCCGGGGTGCATCATGCCTCGGCCATTCAGGTGAAGCGCAACATTCTGCGCTCTTGCTTTGTGCCCCATCCCAAACTGAGCCTGACAGCGTTCACCGGGCTGGTGAATGACTATCTGATCTTCGGCAATTGCTACCCCCACGCGGTGCAGAACCGGCTGGGCGGGGTGTTGCGCTATGACCATCTGCGGGCCAAGTATGTGCGGCGCGGGCTGGATCTTGATGCTTATTGGTGGATTGCGCAGCCCGGGAAGGAGCAGCAGATGCCGATCGGGTCGGTGGGCCATGTGATGGAGAGCGATATCAACCTAGAGATTTATGGCATCCCCGATTATGTGGGCGGCCTGAACTCGACGCTGCTGAACGAGTCGGCCACGCTGTTCCGCCGCAAGTATTACGAGAACGGCAGCCATGCCGGGTTCATCATGCACATCACCGACGCTGTCCAGAACGAGGACGACATCAAGAAGCTGAAAGAGGCGCTGCGCCAGAGCAAGGGCCCCGGCAACTTCCGCAACCTGTTGCTCTACACCCCGAACGGCAGCAAGGACGGGGTGAAGTTGATCCCGGTGGCCGAGGTGGCGGCCAAGGATGATTTTCTCTCCATCAAGAACGTGAGCCGCGACGACCAGCTGGCGACCCATCGGGTACCGCCCCAGCTGATGGGGGTGATGCCGAACAATACTGGCGGGTTCGGCGATGTGACTAAGGCCGCCCAGGTGTTCGATGTGAACGAGGTGGACAGCCTGAAAGCCAGCCTGCTGCAGATCAACGACTGGGCAGGGGAAGAGGTGATCCGGTTCAACCCGTACAAGCTGGCGGTCGGTACCGATACGGCAGACCATAGCGACCGGCTTATCTGACCCCTCCCCATAGCAAGCAACCCCGCCAGATGGCGGGGTTTTCTTTTGCCCTGCGACCACGCCACCAGAGCGCCTGTGCGGCCCGCTGTTGAGGCGGCGACGCTTGGCGTCCGCTTACCCTCGCAGATCCTCACGCGCTCACCCTGAGCGGCTGTCGCAGCCTGCCGACCCCCGCCAGCACCGCTGGCGCGCAATCGAACCCCCGCCTCGCCTGCCCGCTTTATGTGTCGATTTCCATGCAGGTGAACGGCTGGGAGTGGGTGGCGGTTCCCCGCGCCAGCACTGGCCGCGCGCAGCTTTCCAGATCCTTTCCGAGATCCTTCACTTTCTGTCAGATCCTTTCAAAAGTTGAAGAGTCTTTTTCTCTATCCGCTTGGTTCCTCTTTCCATCATGTTTTCCACTATCCCTAGATCCTCTGGAGTCTCTGTTACTGTCAGTTTTTTAACCAAGTAGCGCATCTCTTTGACGTCTTTCAAGATGGATTCGATCTTGTCTTTCATGTGGCCTCCGAAGACCTCAGATGTGTTCTGGCAAATACCCTAACGCTAACACTGCCTGTTTGGCAGGGCCGCGAATGCGTTCACTTCTATATCTCAGTTGTTCTTATGAGTTACCCATGTGACACGAATGCCCCATCAGCGATGCCTTGATCGGCCTGCTCCTGTACATCTGGTCTAGCGCGCTCAAGGTTTATCGCTGAGTTATATTTATTTTCAGGCAAAATAATCCCCTCCAGCATGGCTGGATTTTGTTTTTTTAACGTTGTTGCGGCGCATAGTAAATTGCAGTCAAAGAAGTTTGCAACATCATTTTATAATTATTTGTCATCATCTAACTTTCGTTTTCCTATAGTGCCAAATCCTTGGCAATAAAAAGTCGTGGCGCGACATCATCATCATCGTGTTCTCGTTCTCTGAATGTCCTTGCTTGACACTCGCAACCCCTCTGAATCCCGCTTGGCACAAGGCGTTATGATGTTCAGTGTGTCTTTTTTCATAAAGTTGTTAGGATGTTTGCAATGATTTCAACTTGCTTGAAAATTAACAGCTTAGTGCTACCCGTAAAAGAGCGTATCAATATCAAATTAATGCCCTTTTAATATTAAAATGCCTACTTTCATTTGCCTATATATGCTCTTTATATAAAAAACATATACATTCTATATCCATTGCTTTTTTCTCTTAATGTCTTACCAAGACAATAAAAAAAGCCCCTTAGTAGGGGCTTCTTGTTTGGTTCTGTTGCGGCTATCTGGCTCGGTACTTTGCCAGCGCCTTGGTGAAGGCTTCCAGCTCATGGCCTTTGAATGCGCTGCTGTCCAGTTCGGCGGTGGCCAGATGTCCGTTGCGTTCCTTCCACACCGCATAGGCTGCGGCCTTGTCAACTTCTATCAGCGCCTTCTCGGCTGGCGACAGGTCACACAGGTTAAAGCTCATTGGATACTTCGCGTTGTTGTGCTGATGTGGTCAATCTGAATATGGGTTGTGGCCTGGTTACGTCGGATGGAATGAATGATGTTCCTTATCCAGTTCATCTTTTCCATTGGTAGGTATAGGTTGCTTCGAGCAGGTGTTCCCGCAACCGATCGCGCCCACATCTTGGCACAAGATGCTAGTTTTGGTAGGCGACATACACTAGTTCTTGAACTGTTTTTAGTGGTTCGAGCATTAACTACTTCGAAAGTAAAAAGGGAGCTGTGTTTGCTCCCCGTTTGATGTACTGGATGTGGCACTAATTAAGTATCATCGTTGTTATTCTGTTGTTCGTTGCGAGAAAGAACCCTGCCAACGACAAACACAGCAGCTAGACCCACTAAGTCTAACCCTGCCAGTACAACAGCAAGTCCTTCATGACCGAGCAATGCCATGACGCATGCGAGAATCAAGACCGACATGGCAATGATAAAACCCATCCACTTACCCAGAGTATCCTGCTTCATATAGCTAGCAACCATCTGCTTATTTTGATTTAGCTGCTCTTTCTGAGTTTCATGTCTTTGGGATTGTTCGCGTTCTGCCATTAACAGGATGCGTTCAGCCGCTCCTGGTAACACACGCTCATAATCAGCCATAGCTTGTGCCGGTGGCAGTGGACCTTGATGCATTTCTGATATGACCATCGCTTTCAGTACTGGCGAGCGATGGATTCTTTCAACTAATTCAGGATCTGGATTTTGCTCTAATTGATGCTCAAGACGGTCAACTAGTTGTTGGCCGTCTTGAGGTTGAGAGGCGGTGTCTACATCTGCTTCATCATCTGGTTTGTTCGACACAAGCACTCCATTTGGGTTCGTTTTGGATCTTTGTATCGTTCTCCGCTGCAAAAATGTCAAGAGATTTTTGCATGTCATGGCCTACCGTATGCCAATCGTTACTGAGATTTTGGCTGTCAATAGACCAATTATAATAAGTCACCTTAAACCTGTTCTGTTTAGGTTTGATCTGCAAACGGTGGCGTAGCTGACTTAAGTTTTGTTTAGTATCGCTGCCTATGTCTAGAATCGAGCCAGCAGACATGAGCGTGTCGATCATGAGTGCTTTCATATGTATCTCCATGTAGCCATCTTAGGTCGTCAATAAGTGATTGAGCACTGATAGCTTTAAAACTCTTGCGTGGTGCACATGTGCACCATCTAAAACTGGTAAGGAGTATGGCTTAACACATCTTTTCATTCAATGGCATTGAGTACTGTCGTGCTCTATTACTACCAAGAATTCAGCCAAACAGTCATCTAACTGGCGGTATGCCAGTAAGCAGCCTTACCTTTGGTCGCGTCATTTATGAGTACTGACAACAGCCTCCAGGCGCGCCCGCGCCTTGGCAATCTCTGCGCCGTGGCGCTGGTTGTCGGCTTGCAAGCTCGCGACGCGGGCCTGCTCCTGTTCGGTGGGCTGATAGCGCCCGCGATCCTCTTCGTCATCCACCAAGCGGGTGAGGGTGGCGATCGCCTCATCTGCCTGTTGCAGCGGCAGGCTGGCCAGCCAGTCGGTGATGCTGCCGCCGGAGTGCATCAGCTCGCGGGCCTGCTGTTTCAGCTCGCTGCTGCTGGCGGCGCGGTTGCTGGCCAGTTCTGCCTCGACCTCGGCGGTCAGCTGGTCGGCCACCGCATCACCTGCCCCTGGCCAGTTGCGGGTCACAATCAGCCGATCGCCGACCAGTCGCACATATTGGCCGTCGGCGTTGATGATGCAGCCCCGCAACAGCAAGTCTTCGTTACTCACATCAAGACCCATGCGAATCAGCTCTTTAGCTAGAGCGGATCCTTTACCCCCCTTTTTGGATCCTTCCGTACAGTTATTGACAGAACTCCGAGGGGCGCGGCTGCCGCCGCTTGAGTGCAACTCGCTGCGCTCGCCAACTGCAGGCTAGCGCTGCTCGCCCAAACCCGACACAGCGGCACCCTTGTGCACTATCTGCCAGCCTTCGGTTCGGGTGACGGCGGTGGTCTGACCCACGTCGGAGATCACCCCCATCAGGCGCAGCACATCCTCGCCGTATTTGTTGGCGCCCTCGTCCAGACGCTTGGAGAGCTTGATCAGGTGGTCTTTGCGCGGGGTCTCGATGCCGCCCATCGCCTCGATAAAACGGGCCCAGCGTTTGTTATCTGCGGCATAGCGGGCCGCCTCCAGCACGCAATCCCATTCGATCACCTCGTCGCCCAAGCGGCGCAGCTCGCGCCAGACCGACACAGACGGCCCGCCGATCTGCTGAAACTGGCGAATGCGCCAGCAGCTTGCCCAGGCGGCGACAGCGATGGTGGTATGGTCAATCGGCGCCTCGGCTTCGTAGTCCATCCCGACCTTATGGCCGTCGATATTCTTGGCGATGTATTTGGCTATATAACCGGTGGCGCTGCCCTTGGTCGGGTCGATCTCCTTCCAGTTCACGCGCGGGTTGATGGCCTTCACCACCGCCTTGTCGTTTACATCCAGCAACCACTTGATGCGCGGCAGCTTGTTGCGGATTTTCATCTTGGCCAGCTGGTCGAGCAGATCGCCGTTCGGCATCTTGAGTTCTGCCCAGGCTGAATCGGTGAAGTGGTAGGCCAGCAGGGTCAGGAAGTCATTCTGATGAACAGGATCGATAAACAGCAGGCAATGCCAGTGCGGGGTTCCGTCGTGGTGCGGCTCCGCCACCCGAAATCCAAAGGCCATGATCCCCTCGCGGGCCAGTGCGGCACGAAAGCGGGCCTACTGTTTGCACAACAGGCGGTTGGTCTCGGTCGGGGTGCTGCCGTTGAAATCTTCGTTCTGGTAGGTCTTGCTCGTGTCTTGCTTGCCCTGGCGCCATGCGTGATAGCCAGACGGCGCGGTCAGGGTCAGGAACAGGCCCAGCTTGCCCTGTTCCTGCGCCAAATCCTCAAAGCCGCGCATCCGCACAAACAGCTCATGACGGCGTATCTCTGAGTTGGCTACCGACCCCATGATGGCGTCGGCCAGATCGATCTCTTGCCCCAGCTCCTCATTGACGGCGCTCATGCTCGCCATCCACGCCTGTTGTGCTGCTTTGCGCTGGGTGAACTCGCGCACCGCGTGGGCGCTGGCGTAGGGGCTAACCCCCTTGCGCACCTGACCGGTGAAGATGGCGATCAGCTCGCAATAGACTGCCCAGGCGCGGTTAATCTTGCGCAGCCACCACGATTCATCGAGCAGGCGCACCAGCAGGCTGGCGGCGGCACCCTCGAACCGCTCAACGGCGGGATCGATGTCGGCCCGTTCTTCCTCTGTCAACGGGCGGCCAAGCTGCTTTCTGGCGGTGTGGCGCGGGTCAGTCGGCAGGGGCGGGCAGAAGTGCCACGCCTGCGCCTGTGACCCCAGATCTCTCAGCAGCTTTGCGGCATCCCATTCATGCTCGGTGCCATTGTTCAACAGTGTTTGGCAGCGGCGGGCCCACTCGGCGGCGACCAGCTCGCGGCGAATGTCGTTGCGCAGGTGATGCACCGGGATCGGGAAGCGGGATTGCGCGGCGGCGCAGGCATCCACCATCCGGCGCAGCTAGACGTTTGCCGTCTTGTGGTTGGCTGGGTAGCGGCGCAGGTATGTCTTGGCCAGCGGCTTGGCAACGTGCCACTCGACGCGGTCCAGCTGATTGGCCGCCTTATCCATCTGGATGGCATCAAAGCCTGTGCAATATTGCGGCGGCAGCTGGATGCCGCACAGGTTGGTGAGGGATTCTTTCACTTGCACACCCCGCACTTGCCGTTGGTGTATTCGTTCGGTTGCAGATAGCGGCCGCACTGGTTGCAGGTGGGGACTTGCTCCAGCGTGGCCAGACGGTCAGACCAGCAGGCGCGCTCGCAGAAAACGAGACTGGTCAGGCGATCGCCAGACAGGATCACCGGCCGCACATGGCCGAACTCGCCGCAGCAGCTGCAACGCATCAGCGGGCGGTTGGCGGGTTCAACCTTCACCACGGTTTCACTGGCGGCGCGGGCCAGCGGCCAGCAGGTTTCGACACAGTAGGGATAAGCGCGGCGACCGTGACGGCCAGCCACCGGCAGGCAAACAGCGGTTTGTTTGCACTTGGTGCAGGGCTCCAGCGTGACCTTGCTTGTACGGTTGATGCGGAATGCAGGGCGCACGACGCCCAAAGCCGGGGCATGCCCGGCTGTTTTTTGGTGAGTCATTAGATGGCGCCTCCTTGGTAGGACTGGCGCAGGCGGGCGGCTGATTGGAGTTCGCAGTGCCTTGCTGCACGGGCCATCCCCAACAAGCCTTTGATGTGTGCCCGAGGGCGGCATTGCTGACGGCGAGCTGCCAACAATTCGCGCTGGTATGCGCGGCGGCGGCTGGCATCGTTCAACATGGCATCAAGCCAGAAGTCGTGAATCATTTGATGGTCTCCCCCAGTCCGTGGAGTGGTTCGCATTCGGCCCACCACTCGGCGATCTCTTTTGCCAGTGCCAGCTCGGCACTGCCGACGGCAAGCTAGTACACGGCGCGGATGGCGCCCAGTGCCAGCAGCTCCTGGGTGATATTGCGGTTGCGCTTGGCATCGCTGCCGGAGGTGTTGAACTCCTCCTGAGCTACTTCCCAGTGCTTGGTCAGCTGGCTGACCGGTGCAGGGGCCTGCAGATGGGCGGGGCCCGCTTCGCAGTTGCCCAGCTCGTCAACGGGCGGCTCCAGTTCAAACAGGTCTTGAGTCACAGGGCACCCCCTTCCATGTCGCTGAAATCCGGCTCATCGATGGCAACATGGCCAGCCTCGACACGGATGGAGATCCCCAGTTCGCCGCAGCAGCAGAGCGGGGCAGTTGGCACCAGTCGCGCCTCGTTCTCGGCAATCCACTGTTTCAGGCAGGCGAGGGTCATGATGGTTTTGCTCATACCTGACCTCCGTTGCAGCGGCAGATACCGAACAGCTCATAGGTCAGCGGCCCCGGCGCGCCCTGCATGGTGATGCCGGTGCGTTTGACCTGCACTCTGTCGCCGCCCCGAACCCGGATCGTCACAGAGTCGACCCCTGCCTCGACAATGACGCCATCGACAGCTTTGAGCTGGGTGGTTCTGGCTCGCTGGATGACCCGCTTGAATGTCACCTTGTCACCGGCTTTGAAAGCAGCCGGATCCGGCAGGCGATAGCGCCCGCACTGTTCACACTTCATGTCGCTCATGCTGCTACTCCTTCCAGAACCCGAGCGCGGCCAGACGGCAGCAGCTCGATGCGGGCGGCTTGACGCTGGCCACGCAGCCAGCTGTTTTTCACGTTGATGTAGCCGTGGCGCACCAGATAGGCGGCAGCGGCCGGTGATTGGGCGGTGTGCTTGGTGGTGATGGCGATCACTTGGCACCCCCTTGCAGCTCATGAGCGAATGGCGGCAGGAATATCACGGTGACGTCATGGACAGGCACCGCCAGATCCACGCCGATGATGTGCGGACGGCAGCCACCGCGCAGAATGTCGAGGCGTTTTGTCAGCTCGGCGTAGATGTCGATCAGGCTCAGTTCGTCGGCCAGTTCGGCCAGAGCCTCAAGGCTCGCCTCGACGGCGGTGCTATGGCAGGCGCCCAGCTGGGGGCGGTGGGTATTAATGAGGCTGTTCGCTACTTTGTGGATCGCCTGTTCTGCGGTAACATTGTTCATACGCTAACCCTCTACGTTAGTGGTCAAACCCCGCTGGTGCTGTAACACCGTTAAAGCGGGGTTTTTCTTTAGGTTTTCAACACATCCCCAAGGAGAGAGTGATGTTCGACGTCAAGTACAATCCCGAAGTCGAGAAACCTGCTTTTCACGACAAACTTGCAAAATTCGTTAAGAAAGAAGTCGATGACGGCCCTGACTACCACCTTGTTGTCGAAAATGAATCCGGTCAGGTTTACTGCACCATCAAGGCCTACGGGCTTGGCAGTTTCGTCGCTATCGACCAGTTCCTCGGTGGTTTAGGCCTTCGCGACAAGTACCAGGGCACAGGGCGAGACGGTCATTTTGTGGTGACTAAATAACCCTCCCTCCAGCGGCCTTAGTGGCCGCTTTGTTTTGCTCCTTTCATCCCTTCATGCCGCTCAATAGCCGCCATTGCTTTCGGGATGTAGCTACTGAAATCGATCGCGACTCCTGCCGCTTTGGCTTGCTCGTTAGCCTCTTTCGCCAACACTTCACCTTTTGCTGCGCGCAAGTGGCTGGGGGTATTCATCAAGCCTTTCTCGACGTACTTGGCGATGTAACCGATGGTTGATTGCTGGGTGGTGTGCATGGTCTGTCTCCTTATTGGCCGTTTCCGGCCACCTTTCTCAATGCCGCCAAGCGGCTTTCCAATGTTCCGGCCTGAGCGTTCAGCTCTGCCCGGCGCTTATTCTCAAGCTCTGCCTGTTCCAGCTCGCTGCGGGTCGGCCCATCAATGTGGCGGGCGGTGCGGTGCCACTCGCGGCGGTGCAGCACCGAGCCGTCAAACTCCCGCAGGGTGGCGAGCAGGTCGCCCAGTGCGAGCCGGATTGCTTCTTGTTGGTCAAACTCGAACTGGCCCAGCTCCTGCGCTGCTGCCGACGGCGAGATCCCCGCGGCATAACAGATGACGGCGCGGGCCCGAGTCGGCAGGCGTGACCAGCGGCTGGCCGCCCCATTGCGGCCGAAGCGGGCGCGCATTTCTGCCAGTGCTGCCTCTGCGGCGCTTGGCTGTTGAACGAGCGGAATTACCTTTGCTGTTGCGTTCATGGGGTGGCCCTCCGGTTATGCCTGCAGCAGCTGGGTCAGTCAGTGCGGGCGCGGTGTTTTGCCTGGGTGGCGCGGCGCAAAGCGCAGAGTGCCGCGACGGCCTTGATGGTCTTCCAGATAGCTGCCATCAAAGCGGGTGGTGTTGCGCATCACTGGCTCGTCGCAATCGCTCACGACGGTGGCGCGGGTCATCAGCAGGAGCGCGACGGGGATCAACCCTGGCTGCTCGGCGCGTAGTCTCATTGGGCAGTCTCCTTTGCCTTGCGTTGAAACATGGGCAGCACCACGGACGGGTTAGGCATGGCACTGGGTGAAAGGGTCTCGGTGATCTCGAACAACACCTTGAAGGTGTGGCCGCACTCGACATTGCTGCACTGATAGCGGGCCGAGCCGCTCAGTGGCCCCATATCCCGGCTGGTACGGATGTTGGCGCGGGCGTTGCAGTGGGGGCATTTCAGTCGCATGGTGTTCTCCTATGCTCCCAGGCTGGCGCGCGCGATATCGGCGGCACTGGCGAGGGTGGGGATTGAGTTGAATTTGTTTTCGACTTCGGTGGCGAGCAGCACCATGCTCTCGATGCCCGCCATTAATCCGGTCATCAAGGCATTGCGATGGTGTTTGGTGACACGGCCAGAGTTGAGCACCTGGGTAGCCTGAGCCGTCACGCCGAGGATGTTGGCGCCAGCGTTGAGCGCCTGCTGGGCGCGGGCCTCTAGCTGGATCACCGCATCGGAAGAAGGCAGGCGAACGGCGGTGAGCTGGCAATCAAACAGCAGGCCATCAAACAGGGTGTCGTCACCGGTGACGCGGTAGATGTCGATAAGGTCGGTCGCGGTCAGCTTGTGCCGCTATTGCGCCGGATTGAACTTGTTGCGCAGCACATGGCCGCTCATGCCGATCGCGTGTGCAATGGCCTCAAGGTCGTGCACTGCTTTAAATCGGTCGCAGGCGCTCGCAAATCCGATGTGTGCGCTAGTCTTATTAGTAGACACTTTAACCCCCTGTGCTCAATCGCTACTGTTAGGTTAAGCGGCTCGCTGCTGCTTTGACTTTGTGGACGCGGGTTTGGCTATGCGGTGACGGGAGTTTTCATGTGCCATATGCAGATAGTTGGATGGCTCTTTAGCCATCTCACGCCAGCGCACCAGATTGACCCACGGCTTGTCGGTGGGGCGAAGTTTCGGCATCTGCGGGATACGGCCATCAGCAATCATTGCCTGAGCGGTACGCACCGGCAGATCGATACTGAAGTCATCGCGCTGCATGTTGAGGAAGGCTTCCAGAGGAATGGCTGGCAGTTGGGAGAGCGCAAGGCTCTGTTTGATAGCCGCCAGCTCGCGCAGTACGACTTCCAGCGGTTCGCCGGACGGGTTAGATGTTTCACCCATCGGTTTTACGGCAGCCCCATTGGGCTGTTTTTTAATGGCTTGTTGCGTCATACTGCGCCCCTATGCGTCTAATCATCACATCACTACAAGTACCCGCATCACACCTCTCACAGTTGTGCGGATATTTGCCTAATTGTGAGATTGACCCGCTGCGCGCTACTGCGCAACACAGAAGTGTAAAAATTCGCACAATAGGGTGAGTCTTGTGGAAATTTTAAACGGCACTGCGTTCGACATTGATGCTTTTTCAGCAAGGGTGCGAGATCTCGTCGGCAGGGAAAACGTCCGGGCTTTTTCTCGAAGGGTGGGTGTCAGCGACTCAGTCGTCCGCAAGTACATGGCTGGCGGAACGATGCCATCTGTTGGATTGGTGGCTCAGATCTGCGGTTATGACCCCGGCCTGTTTTTGTGGTTGTGCTTTGGCTCTGGTAGTAAGCCTGAGCAGGTATCCCCTTCTGCTTATATCGCACCAGAGCGGAAAGGCATTGAAGAGCCAGCATCCCCGGCCAACGGCGTCCCAATGCAGGACTACACGCTGGTAGATTGCTATCAGGTGTTTGCCTCTGCCGGTTTCGGAGCGACGGTTTCCGAAGAGCTGAAAACCGACCCGATGGCGTTCCGCACCGACTGGCTCAAAAAAGAGGGGCTATCCCCCGAACGGCTGGCCGTGATCCGCGCCAAGGGCGACAGCATGGAGCCCACCATCAGCAATAACGACATCATCCTGGTGTACCTGTGCAACGGTGACGCGCTGCGCGATGGCCTCTATGTGCTGCGCATCGGTGACAGCCTGCTGGTGAAACGCTTGCAATTCGACCCGTTCGGCGGGTTCAAGATTATTTCCGACAATCCCGGCTATGAAACCCAAGTGGTCACCAAAGACCAGCGCCCCGATGTGCACATCGTTGGCCGCGTGGCGTGGGCAGGGAAAAAGTTTTGAGTTTATTTACGGCGATCTCCGTTACTGATGGTAATATGGAAAGCGTGCATCATATAGGTTATGGCTTTGTTATGCATCGCCTGAACGCGCTTAAATAAATATAGTCGATGTTGGCTAAAGGATTTTTAATTTAATGAAAAGCTCTGCCATAATAAATAGCCTTACCTCCTTAAGATTCATTGCTGCTCTTGGTGTTTTCTTTCACCACACATATGGATTTTTAAGCCCATCCATTTTAACTCCAATACAAAATTTTATTAAATATTTTTTCTATGGCCATATTGGTGTAACGTTTTTTTATGTTCTATCTGGCTTTATTATTAGCTATAGCTTCGTTCGCCATCAAAAAAATGGTATTTTTGGATATTCTGATTTTCTTGTTTTTCGCGTTTCAAGGTTATTCCCAGTTCATATACTAAGTATGATTTTATTTATTGTATGTTTTGGCGTTTATTTGACTCCTGAAACCATTCACTTACCATCTTTTTTTAGTAATTTATTCTTGATTCATGCTTTTATACCAGAGCAAGTATATTACTTCAGCTTCAACTCTGTATCATGGAGCATATCATCTGAGCTATTCTTTTATGTGGCGTTTTGTTTTCTAGTTAGACTGAAAACAAAATACTTGCTTATGCTATTTCTTTCAATTTTGTCTGTTGTTGTGTACACTTTAATTTCACCCCCTGAAAGCGTGCCTGCCCACTGGCTTTTTTACATAAATCCAATATTCAGACTACCTGATTTTATTGCTGGCATGTTGTTGTGTCGTTTCTTTTTGTCGACATCATTCACACCAAATTACTTTCTTGGCAGCCTAATTGAAATAGGCTCTATCGTTTTGCTGGCAATTACATTGTTCGTTGCATCAAATTTTGTTTCTGACATGAACTTAAAGTTTGATATTATGTTCATACCCGCAATGATTGCTATTGTAATGGCCTTTTCATATAACGCAGGGGTGTTGTCAAAACTTCTATCTAATCGCATTGCTATATTGCTTGGTGAGGCGTCATTCTCTTTTTACATGATACATGGGATTGTAATATCAAAACTCTTGGCATTGACTGCGCCATCACCAGATAGTTATAAAAGTGTATTTTTAACAATTGGTACAGCATTGTGTATCTCAACCTTTGTTTCTATATTGATATATAAGAAATTTGAATTGCCATTGAACAGAGCTATCAGAAGATCATGGGAAAAATTTAGAGCTCATAGAACCGCCGCTGTTTATGATAAAAAAAGTAGTTAACTCATGAAGTGTATTATGAGTTTTCACGAATGAGCATCCGCAAACTCGATGACGGCAAGCAGCGCCCCTGGCTTGCCGAAGTCTATCCCCAAGGCCGCGACGGCCCCCGCAAGCGCAAGCGGTTCGCCACCAAGGGCGAGGCACAGGTCTGGGAAAAGTGGCTACTCGAAGAGAGCAACAGCAACCCCTGGCTGACGGCCAACAAGGTGACCGAAGATAAGCGCAGGTTATCCGACATCATCGAGCAGCGGTACCGCCTGCACGGCCAGACGCTGGTCGCGGGGGATCAGGTCAGGCGCAAGCTCGACCTGATGGCCGGTGCGATGGGTGACCCCTACGCCGTCGATTTCAACAAGAGCCATTTTGCCGCCTACCGCGAGGGGCGGCTCACTGGGGCCATCATCTTTCCCGGGCGATGCAGAGACAGGGCTGCAGGGCCAAAGACGGTCAACGATGAGCAGCGGCTGCTCAATGCGGTGTTCGGCGAGCTGATCCGGTTGGGGGAGTGGGTCAATTCCCACCCGCTGACGGGGCTGCGCAAGGTGAAGACCCAAGAAAACGAGATGTCGTTCCTGACGGCGGCAGAGATCGACCTGTTGCTGGCCAGCTGTGCCAAGTCCCGCGTTCCGGCCCTGACCACTGTGGTCAAGCTCTGTCTTGCCACCGGCGCCCGCTGGTCTGAGGTGCAGGGGTTGACCCGATCCCAGGTGAGCAAATACCGGCTGACCTTCACCCAGACCAAGAGCAAGAGCAATCGCTCGGTCCCTATCTCGCCCGAACTCTATGAACTCATCCCCAAGCGGGGCCTCTATGAGGGCAAGCTGTTCCCCCCATGCTATGACGCATTCGAATACGCCGCCGAAAATTCAGGGGGTAAAACTGCCCGAAGGGCAACTTTCTCACGTCCTGCGGCATACGTTTGCGAGCCATTTCATGATGAACGGTGGTAA